CGTGCGTGGCTGGAGAATGTGCCCTGTCCATGCAGGGCTCCCAAGTCCTTGAGTCTGTCGTGGCGCGGATCCGTCAGAACGGCAACTTCCCACACAAGGACCATCGAGCGTTGGCAGAGATAGAGGGGACCGCCCTGGCTGTCATGTCACACCTCGACTTGCGGGATTTTCGGGCCCCGGAGCAGGACGATGGCGGATTGACCTTCATCACTGGTTACCGTCCTGGCTCGGGGTCAAAGCCTTCCGCTGCGGACCGGTCGTCCTCGTGCCCAAAACCTTCGCCCACGGGTACCGAACCGCCGAGGCCCCAGTCCCAGCCTACACCATCCAGCTCTCACGAGGAGAGAAGGTCACCACGAGGCCCAGGCGTAAGCCCAGGAGCAAGAACTTCCGGGCCTTGCCCGAGGCCGCGGTCCTGTCCTATGGACCACTCAGCGTGGACAGAAACGACCCCGACACCACCTTCTCAGCCTTTCACAAACGCATCGCGGGAAAAACGGCCTTCCAAGACCCCGCCATCCTGCGAGACATCAGACAGTTCCTCGAGCGAAAGATCCTGCCCCTCCTTCCGAAACCAAAGGTTCTGCTCACCCATGAGGAATGGCTCTCACACACGTCATACTCGGAAAAACAAAAGCTGGCGCTCCGACAAAAGATTTCAGCAAACCGAGGAACCCATCCGACCCAACGCACGGCCCAGCGAGTCTCAAGCTTCATCAAGCTCGAGAGCTACGGGGAGTGGAAGATCGGCCGGCTCATCAACTCCCGAGTCGACGACTTCAAGGTCTGGTGCGGGCGCTTCTTCAAAACAATAGAGCGCACGCTCTTCCACTCACGACTGGCCCGGTTCTTTGTCAAAAACCTCCAGCCGTGGGAGAGAGCGAAACGAGTGCGGGAGCTTCATGACCGTCACTGGAAGTATTACTACTCCACGGACTACTCTTCTTTTGAGAAACACTTCACAAAAATCGTGATGGAGTGTCTCGAGTTTCCGTTGTACAGATACATGCTAGAAGGCCTAATCAGCCCCAGTGATCTCGGTTTCCTGTTCCAAATTCTGTCCGGTCGAAACAAGTTGCGCACGAGGTCTGGTCACAAGGCTTCAGTGAATGCGCGACGAATGTCAGGTGAGATGAATACGTCATTGGGCAACACCTTCGCAAACTTCCTGTTGTGTGCGTACGTAATGTACTCCAAGGGCATTGGGCTCGGGGGGTTCGACGCCATATTTGAGGGAGACGATGGGATGATTGGCTCAAATGTTCCACTGACAAGTGAGGACTTCCAGAGATGTGGGTTTGACATCAAGATCTCTCAAGTCCAAAACCCGATGGAGGCTTCTTTCTGCGGATTGATATTTGCGGAGAGCGGCCAGACCGTCCGTGACCCACTCAGGTTCTTTGAGAACTTTGGGTGGACTGGTTCCTTCATTCATGCTGGGCCGAAGATCATGAATGAGCTCTTGCGAGCCAAGAGCCTCAGCGCCCTGTATGAGACTCCCTCGTGTCCGATCATCTCCGCCGCCGCCAGGCGTTGCCTCTCAATCACAAGAGGTCACAACGCGCGGTTTGTGCGGGATGGTTATCACGACGTGGACTTAATCCCTCGCGACGAGAGCAAATTGAGTGCTCCCGACGTGTCGGACGACACCCGTGTCCTGTTCGGCAG